AGGAGAAATTTATGAACATCTTTATAGTAACCAGTGACGAATACTATCACCAACTGAAAAATCCAAAACCGAAATTTGTTCGGGCTCTTTTGTTGTCAATATTGGACAATTGTCCTGACATAAAAGTTTCACCGGAATCAAAGAAGGTTCGGAATCTCACAATGAGTGACGTAGGAGTACTGGTGGCTGAAATAGATGATTTCTTAGTTTCTACGGGCCACCCGGGCATCATTCAGCTGGATGCTGATGGTTTACCTGAGTGGCACCTGCCTGTTGAGCTGATGTAAGTGTCCTTGGACGGCTTTTTCAGAAAATCAATTTAGAATTTGTAGAGGACGTTTAGCATGAAAACCACGCAAGCAGACTATTTAGAAAGTCAAAACGAAAATGGTTCTCCAAGGGAAGCGTATGAATTCCTTATGGAAGGTCACACTGCAATGATTTTAGCCTACGGGCTAGTCGAAGCAATGGCCCCAGAATGGGATCTCAAGCGTTACGATTGGAGCACTATGCCGTTAGACGAGCTGATAGCACGCGAAGCGGTGATTAATGCTAAGTTGTTTTCTTTACTAGATTCTAAGATTTTCAGCTACGAGAAGCACCATGAGTAGCGGTTTACAGATTTCTGATCAGAGGACTTACCAGACCAACTTTTGCACTCACGGCAGTTACGCTTTATTAGGTAACTACTTTGAGCGAAGTTGGGCTGGTGATAATCAAGTCGGCGATCAACCGTTCGACGAGCACGCGTATTCCCTATCTATTACAGATGTATCCACATACCCTATCGCATGGAAACTCCATTGGTCCCCGTATTGGCAAGCTTATTATGGCTATGACAATCCGGATCCATTTCGGAGTGGCGATCTTGCTAGCTGTTTTGGTCAATCTTCATCTGCCATGACTCTGCCCGCTTGGACAGAAAATGACATGTTGGCATTGATCAATAAACTAGCAGGTAAAGTACGGGGTGGTGATTTTAACGCAGGCAACTTTCTCGGCGAAAGCCGGCAGACAGTTAGCCTGGTCGCAAGCACCGCGACACGTATAGCTAAAGCCCTGCATTATACTCGAAATGGCAATTTTTACAAAGCCACAAGAGAATTAAATATAACCAGAGCTCATGGCCACGTGTTGCAACGTAGATATGGAGGGAAGAGAGGCGGAAACATAGCTTTAAATGATGTAAGTGACGCTTGGTTAGAGATGCAATATGGGTGGTTACCACTCTTAAGTGACGTTCATTCGTCCATGCACTCTTTAGCTAAACGATACGAAACAGAATGGAGAGTTAGGTACCGCGCTCGAAGGCGCATGGAAAGAAAAGAAGACTACGTTTCCGGCTACATCAGCTGGGAGCGGAAAGGGGAACGTGATGTCACATTAATTGTAGATATTGCAAGCCCGCCTTCACTTTCCACTCAGTTACAATTGAATGATCCTCTTAGTGTTGCGTGGGAAGTCTTGCCTTGGTCCTTTGTTGTTGATTGGTTTTTGCCAATCCAAAGTTATCTTGGCGCTTTAGACTTTTACCGCAAGTTCGGAGTAAAACAATTGATCATGTGCACAAAGACCGTGCTAACCACTGAATCTAAAGGAGGGAGATACCCGTCAAATCAATTCGATCCTTGGGTTGACATTGTCGGTCCCGCCGATAAAGGTAAGTGGGTAACATTTGTACGGTCGTTGGAGTCAACGCAGAATTACGCTAACATGCCATTGCCGCAGTTGAAAGGAATGAAGGAAGCTTTATCTCCTCTACATCTTGCTAATGCTTTTGCGCTGTTAAATGGTTCTGTAAATGGCTTTCGTAGTAAATTGAAGTTTTGAGCGCCAATTAACGCTTGAGACATTTTTATAACTTTATATTTGGAGAATCAACATGGCAGCTTTCGCTACTATGTCTTTGAACGATGGACAAGACACACCTGTTTCGCATGCTTTTAATCCTGTTGACCACGGTAATGGTAATTATACATGGCGAGAGTCGGGCACTTCATCAGTGCTTGGCGCCGCTATTGTACATCTGACCAAACTGAAAGTCAAAGGAAATTCGAGCTTAGAAAAGGTCCGTGTGAAAGTCTTCGTTCCTGCACTTGAGACGGTAACCGGTCAAACATATGATGGTTACACTGCTCAGCCACGATTGGCGTATGCGCTTAATTCAGCGCAAGATTTTACAATGCCAATTCGTGCTAGTGTAGCACAACGGAAGGACTTGGTTGCTTTTAGTAAGAATGTATTGACAATCGATCAGGTAACTGACGCGTTGTTCAACAGTATGTTCCCAACTTAACAACTAAAATCTTTAATCCTTTTGGTTATGTACTCATGAAAGAGAAGGTAACAAAATATGTTTAATTGTAATTCCAAACGCTTTTATGACCTCTGGAAACGTGGTGACTCTGACAGATTTACTCGTCAGCTTGCCACGTTCTGTGCGACACAAGCAGGACCGCATGCTTCTGAGTTGTTAAGACTCATTGCGGATAATGACCTGCTTGGTCTATGCACATTTGAATTAGACGTCCCGGCAATTTCTCGTGAAGCACAAAGGCATTATATGTATGCCAGGCAATGCCTGGCGTTTTATACAAAAGATGCCGATTTAACATTGTGCGATACGGAAGCTGCTATGGTTTCGTCTTTTCAGATGTCGGAAAAGAAGAATAGATTTATGAATAAAATGTGGCACACAATGTATCAGACGGGAACTTTGTATTCCCGCGACGATGGGATTTTACTCGCCATCAGCCGGAAAATTTCTGATATCTTGGGTGACGCACCAGTACTCTATGATCTAAACTTTGGTTTCGGCCCGGGAGCAAGTGCAACGGTACGACAAAAAACATCGCCGCGTTATAAACTTAACGCGGTTCCTGCAGTCAATCAGAATTACGGTGATTTCTTGAAAGAGAACACTGACCTGGACATTCCGCATTATTGGCAAGTACATCGCCATGCTTTTATTGTGACGCCAGGTAGTTTAAATTCTGTTCCAAAGAATGCATTAACTGAACGTTCGATCGTGATAGAACCTACACTCGCAACTCCCAATCAAAAATCAATTGGGCAAGAAATTAGAAAACTCTTGAAAATTGCTGGGTGTGATCTATCATCTCAATCTCACAACCAAGATCTGGCCCTGTATGGGTCGCTCACGGAAGAGATTGTGACAGTTGACGTTAAGAATGCGAGTAATTCCATGTTTTTGTTATTGGTATTTCACCTCGTTACAAATGAAGAGTGGTTTGATTTATTAAATCGCTTTCGCACTAGTACGGTGGAGTATAAAGGTTCCGTTCAACAGTTAGAGATGTTTTCCTCCATGGGAAACGGATTTACCTTTGAATTAGAGTCCCTCATATTTTATGCAATAGCAATGGTTGTATGTGAACGCTGTAAAGCTGACACACGCTTAGTATCAGTTTATGGGGATGATATTATTGTTCCTATGAGCTGTTACGCCAAGCTTGTTGAAGTCCTTGATGTTTGTGGTTTCGAAGTTAATATGTCGAAGACTCATACAAAGGGTTTCTTCAGGGAAAGCTGTGGAAAAGATTACTCTTTTGGAAAAAATGTACGTCCTTGGTACAAGCGCGATAGATGGACGAATGCTCGTGTTGTTGGATTATTGAATTTCGATTTAAGAAACAACAACCTTTTCTACGAGTTACGCCCTTTGTTGATAAGTGTATTACCTTCTAGTTGTGCGGTCTTTGGACCGGATGGTTATGGAGATGGTCATTTAATCACCGATGGGTTTTCGCCAGCTGTACCAATAGGTGGCGTCACTCCGCCTCGTTCGCGAAAGCAACGAGAGAGAGATGGCGATCGACCACCGGTCTATTTTGAAACATGGCTTCAGATTCCATTGAAGGATACTGAACCATTATCGAAAGGGGACCAGCTCTATCCACTATATGATATTTATTGTAAACCGTCTCTCCGAAAGCTTTTACACACTGAAGTACGTGAAAACGTCTACGGTGTAGCTCAGAAAAGGCGTGTTGAACGATATCATTATGTGGACTCGAAAGGCAATGTCAGTGCTGAAAAGAACAGTGCTGTCCTAACCTTGAAAGACATTTCCTTAAAAGATAGGGTTAGTCTAACTGACGACCCCTATGTATTACGAGGTAGTGCAGGAGCTAGAAAAACACGTATATACTGCTGGACACTTGACGATGCGATAACGGAGTGATCCGCCTTTCGTAAGTCTTTGATCCTCTGGATCGGTTCTGCGTAATATTTTTCTCCTTATTGTTAGGGGATTGCGTTAGACGAAAAATCGTCGTGTTTTCGACGTGGTGGGAGGTGCAGG